GCGGTGGCCTCCGCGATCGGTATCACCTACGAGCAGCTGACCGGCGATCTTACCGGGGTCAACTACTCCTCGATCCGCGCGGGACTGCTCGAATTCCGGCGTCGCTGCGAGACGCTGCAGCACGCAGTGTTGGTGCACCAGATGTGCCGGCCGGTGTGGCGCGCGTGGATGAAGCACGCCGTGCTCGGAGGCGAGCTGGAGATGCCCGGCTTCGCGCGCCGGCCGCGCCCATGGCTCGCCGTGAAGTGGATCCCGCAGGGCTGGCAGTGGGTTGATCCCGAGAAGGAGTTCAAGGCGATGGTCGCCGCGATCCGCGCGGGCCTCATGAGCCGCTCGGAAGCGATCTCCGCCTTCGGCTACGACGCCGAGGACGTCGACCGCGAGATCGCGGCTGACCAGGCGCGGGCCGACGCGCTCGGGCTCAAGTTCGATTCCGATGCGAGGCAGCCGCCCGCATCCGCCCGACCACCGAGCCACTCGGGCGCAAAGGACTAACTAGCCGCGCCCGATGCGCTCCCACGCTTCTCTGAACTGTTCGCGGTCGTAGCCTTTGGGTTGAAGCCAGTACGACACGCGAGCGTCCTTCTCGCCCCGGTGCGCCAGCTTCTGTACCTCGGAGGGAAGCATGATGAACGCGGTCGGGCTCGTCGCCACGCGGTTCACGATGATCCAGAAGTCGCCCATGCACTTGTCGAGCGACGTGCCGAGGGGCACCGGGATTCGCTTACTGAGCGCCTTGACCTGGATGCCCAGGTAGCGCGAGGCATCTCGGTTGTAGGCAATGATGTCGACGCCCCGCGCGTTGCGCGCAGTGGGCATCACGTTCCAGCCTCGCAGCGACAGCTGATAGCAGCAGTAGTAGAGCCCCGCGTTCCCGGTGAGCTGCGGAACGAGTGGCGCGTGCTCGCTCAACGCCTGCTTCGCACCGGGCGCCTGCTGTCGCGGCGTCGCCATGCGCATCCCTCCCAGAGACCTTCACCGATGCTATCGCACGTAGCCGCGCGCGTATTCAACACGCCGCTCCTGATCCATCGCCCCAAGCTGGACGTCATCCTCGCCGTGCTCGGCCCGCGCATCGGCTTGCCCGAAGCGCAGCTGGCCGCGGCGCACGCGAGTGCGCGGTCCGAGCCGACTCCTACCCGGCGCGGCATTGCCGTGATCCCGATCCACGGCACGCTGGTGCGCCGCGCAGGCGGGCTCGATGCGCTCTCGGGACTGACCAGCTACGAAGCGATCGATGCAACGCTGACCGCCGCGCTCAATGACGCCACGGTCGAGGCGATCGTGCTCGACGTGGACAGTCCCGGCGGCGAGGCCGCGGGCGTGTTCGATCTCGCCGATCGCATTCGCGCCGCGCGCGACACGAAGTCCATCGTCGCGGTCGCGAACGATGCCGCGTTCTCGGCGGCCTATGCGCTCGCCTCGGCCGCGTCGCACGTCTTCGTCACGCGCACGGGCGGCGTCGGCTCGATCGGAGTGATCGCGTTGCACGTCGATCAGTCGCGCAAGGATGCCGCCGAGGGCCTGCGCTACACGCCGATCTTCGCCGGCCGCCACAAGAACGACGGCAGCCCGCACGAGGCGCTCGGCGACGACGCGCTCGCCACCATTCAAGCCGAGGTCGACCGGCTGCACGGCCTGTTAGTCGCCACCGTCGCCGGACAGCGCGGTCTCGACGCGAAGGCCGTGCGCGGCACCGAGGCGCGGCTCTTCTTCGGCGACGACGCGGTTGCCGCCGGTCTCGCCGACCGCGTCGGCACGCTCGCCGACGCACTCGATTTCATCGCCACCGACTTGCGGCCCAGGGCCGCGCTCCGCTCCCCCACGACTCGAACGACGACGACAGCCATGGACACCCCGAACCCCGCGCCTTCCACCACGGCCGCCGTGCCGACTCCCACCGCCGCGGCACCCACGCCGGACGCCGCGCATCAAGCGCGCGCCGATGCGCAGGCCATCGCCGAGTACTGCCTCCTCGCCGGCCGCCCGCAACTCACCGCCGACTTCATCGCGAAGGGCCTCTCGCCGGCGACCGTGCGGCAGACGCTGCTCGCGCAGCTCGCCGATGGCGCCGAGATCACGAGCCGCGTCGCGCCCGACGCCGTGTCGTCCGCCACGTCGCTCGACAACAACCCGGTCGTGCGTGCCGCGAAAGCGCGCGCCACCGCCGCGCAGGAGCGCTGAGATGCCCGCGATCAAACAAGGCCCGAATCTCGGCGATCTCCTGAAGTACGAGGCGCCGCTGCTCTACTCGCGCGACCAGGTCACCGTCCAGGCCGGCCAGGTGCTGGTGCTCGGTGCCGTCATCGGCCGCGTGGCGGCGACCGGCAAGGTGCGCGCGTTCGACCCGTCCGCAACCGACGGCAGCGAGAAGCCCGCCGGTGTCGTGATCCAGCCGATCGACGCCGGCACGGCCGAGCGCCGCGACGGACTTATCGTCGCGCGTCACGCCATCGTCGCCGACCGCGCGCTGGTCTGGCCCGCCGCCATCACCGAGGCCGAGAAGGCCGAAGCCGTCGAGCAGCTGAAGTCGCTCGGCATCCTGATTCGCCAAGGCGCCTGATCCCATGCCGATGAACAACCCTTTCGCCAATCCGGCGTTCTCGCTGACCGCGCTGACGACGGCGATCAACTTCTTGCCGAACAACTACGGCCGGCTCGGCCAGCTGAACCTCATGCCGCCGAAGCCTGTGCGCTTTCGCGACTTCGCGATCGAGGAGAAGAACGGCGTGCTGACGCTGCTTCCGACGCGGCCGGTCGGCTCGCCCGGCACGGTCGGCGTGCGTGGCAAGCGCAAGATCCGCTCGTTCCGCATCCCGCACATTCCGCACGACGACGTCGTGCTGCCGGAAGAAGTCGTCGGCGTGCGCGCGTTCGGTTCCGAATCGGAAGTCGAGTCGCTCGCGTCCGTCATGGCCGATCACTTGCAGACCATGCGCAACAAGCATGCGATCACCCTGGAGCACCTGCGTATCGGCGCGCTCAAGGGCCGCATCCTCGACGCCGACGGGTCGGAGCTCTATGACCTCTTCGACGAGTTCGACATCGCCGAGAAGGTGATCAACTTCGAGCTCAACAACCCGAACATCGACGTGCAGTTGAAGTGCCTGGAAGTGAAGCGTCACTTCGAGGACAACCTGATGGGCGAGCAGATGAGCCGCATCCACGTGCTCGTGTCGCCCGAGTTCTACGACAAGCTGACCACGCACAAGTCGGTCAAGGAAGCCTACAAGCGCTGGCAGGACGGCCAAGCGCTGCGCTCGGACATGCGCACGGGTTTCACGTTCGCCGACCTCGTGTTCGAGGAGTACCGCGGCGTCGCGAGCACCATCGACGGTCCGCCGCGGCGCTTCATCGCAGCGGGTGACGCACACGCGTTTCCGCTCGGCACGATGGACACGTTCGCGACCTACTTCGCGCCGGCCGACTTCAACGAGACCGTCAACACGCCGGGACTGCCGCTTTACGCCAAGCAGCAACCGCGCGACTTCGACCGCGGCACCGACATCCACACGCAGTCGAACCCGCTGCCGATGTGCCATCGGCCGGCGCTGCTCGTGCGGCTCGTCGTCGAAACCGAATGATCTCGATCGACGCGCTGTACGCGGCGGCGGCGCGCGCCGGGCTGACCTCGCGCGCGCGTTGGCTCCCGCCGGGCGCCACGCGCGCGCGCTTCGCCGACGTCGGCTTCTCCGCACCGGACGAACTGGCGCTCGACGGCCTCGCGCTCGCAACCGACTACCGCATGACGTTCCGGACGGACGCGCTGCCCGGCCTCAAGGTCGGCGCCGCGGTCGCCGTCGACGGCGTCGATTATCGCGTGCGGCAACTGCGGGCGCTCGGTCCCGACGAGATGCAAGCGTTCCTGACCCGACTCTGACCCCGTGCCGTCCTCTATCCGCGAGCGGCTGCTGCAAGCGGTCGCCGCGCGGGTTGCGCCGGCCGTTGCCGCACTCGGCGCGTCGACCCATCGCTCGCCGACCGTCGCGCTGACGCGCGAGCAGGCGCCGGCGCTCGCCGTGTTCCCCGAGTCCGATCGCATCCGCGAGCGGCCCAACGACCGCGTCGAGCGCGAACTCGTGATTCGGCTCGTCGCCATCACGCGCAGCGTGCCGCCCGCCGATCCGGCGACGGCCGCCGATGCGCTGCTCGTCGCCGCGCATGCGGCGCTGTTCACCGATCCGACGTTCGGCGGCTTGGCGCTCGGTCTGCGCGAGCTCGACGCCGAGTGGGATCTCGAGGACGCCGACGCTTCCGCCTGTGCCATCCCGACGCGCTACGAACTGCGTTACCGCACCTTCGCCCACGACCTCACCCAAACGGGTTAACCCATGACACGCATCGAACTGCTGCAACCCCATACCCACGCCGGCCGCGTCCATGCGGCCGGCGACCGCATCGACGTGCACGCCGCCGACGCCGAGTGGCTGATCGGCCTCGGCAAGGCCCGCGCCGCCGAGCCGGGCGCGCTACCTACGACGACCGAAACCAGCGCCGCGCGGCGCAAGGAGAAAGCATGAGCTTCTACGCATCCTTCCAGGGCCGCGTCTTCCTCGGCGAACGCAACGGCAACGGCCTGCCGATCAACCTGCGCTCGCCCGGCAACGTCGCGGACCTGAAGCTCGCGCTGAAGACCGACGTGATCGAGAAGTACGAAACGCAGACCGGCCAGCGCTCGCTCGATCACCGCATGATCAAGCAGAAGGGCGCGACCGTGATGCTGACGATCGAGGAGTTCACCAAGGACAACCTCGCGCTCGCGCTTTACGGGCATCATCTCGACGCCGCGGCGAGTACCGTCACCGACGAGCCGATCGCGGAACCGATCAACGTCGGCGACCGCTACCTGCTCGCGCACCAGAAGGTGTCGGCGCTCGTGGTCCGCGACTCGGCCGGGGCGCCCGCGACGCTCGTCGCCGGCACGCATTACACGCTCGATGCCGACTTCGGGGCGATCGAGTTCACCAACGTCGCCGGCTTCACGCCGCCGCTCCGGGCGAGCTACGCGTTTGGCGCGACGACCTCGATCGGCATCTTCACCCGCCCGCTGCCGGAGCGGTTCCTACGCTTCGAGGGCATCAACACCGCGCAGGGCAACGCGAAAGTGCTGGTCGAGCTCTACCGGCTCGCGTTCGATCCGCTCAAGGAACTGTCGCTGATCTCGGACGAGTACAACAAGTTCGAGATCGAAGGTGCGCTCCTGCGCGACTCGACGAAGCCGTTCGACACAGACCTCGGCCAGTACGGCCGCATCGTGCAGCTGTGAGGTCCCGATGAGCGAACTCGAACAGCTCAACCCGCCGCCGACCGACCTTACGGTCGGCGGCGCCACGCTCGCGCTCACGCCGATCACCATCGGCGAGCTGCCGGCGCTGGTGCGTGCCGTGCGGCCGATCGCCGGCAGCTTGCGCGCCGCCGAGATCGACTGGCTCGCGCTCTTCGCCGAGCACGGCGAGGCGCTGCTCGCGGCGCTCGCCATCGCGGCGCGCAAGCCCCGCGCATTCGTCGACGCGCTACCGGCCGACGAGGCGATCACGCTCGCCGCCGCGGTGCTGGAGGTCAACGGCGATTTTTTCGTGCGCCGGTTCCTGCCGGCGTTCGAGCGCCTGATCGCCGCGTTGCCGGCGGACGCGCCGAGCCCGGCTGGTTCGACCTCGTCCAGCGTCTCGTCGCCCACGGCCACCGCTACGCCGACGTCCTCGCTCTGACGCTCGGCCAGGCGCGCGGCCTGCTCGCGGCCGTCGCCCGCGCCGAGCGCGAGCGTGACGCGCGGCTCCTGTCGCTCGTCGCGCTCGCGGCGCGCGGCGAGCCGCAGGCGGTCGATCGCACCATCGACCGGCTCACCCGACCATGAAGGTCCGCATTCGGCTCGACACGGCCGCTGCGCGGGCAAAGCTCGATCGCGTCGGCCGCGACATCGCGCAACGCACCCGACTGTCCGTCGGACGCGCGCTGCGCAAGGAAGCGCCGGTGATCACCGAGGCCGTGCGCGATCACGTCGGCGAGCGCCTTGCCGTTGTGCGCCCGGTGTTCAAGAAGAGCTTTCGGGCGCAGGTGCTCGACCGCCGGCTCGACCGCCTTCCGGCGCTGCGCGTGTCGAGCCGCGTGCCCTGGGTCGGCATCCACGAGCGCGGCGGCGCGATCTCCGGGCCGTTGCTGATCCCACTGTTCGGCCGCGTCGGTCGCAAGCGGTTCAAGGCGATCGTCACCGGGCTGATGCGCGGCGGCAACGCCTACTTCGTACGCGGGCGCCGGCACGTCGTGTTGATGGCCGAGAACATTCGCGAGCACGACGCGCTGCTCTCCGGCTTCAAGCGTCGCTTCCGCAAGGACCACGGTATCGGCCGCCTGAAACGCGGCGCCGACATTCCGATCGCCGTGCTGGTACCGCGCGTGGCCTTGCGCAAGCGCCTCGACGTCGAGCGCCTCGCCCTCGCCTCGGTCCCGCGCATCGCGCGCGCGCTCCACCTCGAACTCAACCGACCCTGATGCAGAACAAGATCTCGGTGCTCGTCGCGCTCGAAGGCGCCGACGCCGACCTCAACCGCACGCTCGACCGCGCCGACCAGCGCTTGAACCGCTTCGGCGAGACGGCTCAGGGCGCGGGCCGTCGCGCGAGCGAAGGTTTGCGCCAGCTCGAGACGCGCGCCGGCACGCTCGGCGAGCAGTTCACGCGCGCACGCAATCAGGTCGTCGCCTTCCTGGCGGCGTTCGAGTTGCAGCGGCGTGTCGTCCAAATCGTCGCGTTGGCCGACGCGTGGAGCCAGATGGAGGCGCGGCTCAAGCTCGCCACGGCGGGCTCGCGCGAGTTCGCCGTCGCGCAGCGCGAGCTGTTCGCGACGGCGCAGCGCCTGGGCGTGCCGATCCAGGAACTGACGACGCTGTACGGCCGCCTCGCGCAGATCGTGCGCCAACTCGGCGGCGATCAACGCCAAGCGCTCGCAATCACCGAGGCCGTCGCCCAGGCGCTGCGCATCTCGGGCGCGACCGCGGGCCAAGCCCAAGCGGCGCTGCTGCAGTTCGGCCAAGCGCTGCAGTCGGGCGTGTTGCGGGGCGACGAGTTCAACTCGCTCATGGAAAACGGCGGGCGCTTGGCGCAGGCGCTCGCCGACGGGCTCGGCGTCTCCACCGGACGCCTGCGCGCGATGGCCGAGCAAGGCAAGCTCACCGCCGACGTCGTCGTCGGCGCGCTGCTGTCGCAGAAGGACAAGCTCGCGGCGGAATACGCCTCGCTGCCGGCGACGGTCGGTCAGGCGTTCACGCGCCTGTCGAACGCGTTCGGGCAGTGGGTGCACAAGCTCGACGAAAGCACGGGGTTCACGCGCAAGCTCGCCGCCGCGCTCGACTGGCTCGCGCAGAACCTCGACACGGTGATGGAGTGGTTGGGTCGCATCGCCCAAGTCGGACTCGCGGTGCTCGCGTATCGCATGATCCCGGCGCTGATCACGGCGTGGCAGTTGCTCGCCGAAGCGGCCGTCGCGGCCGCGAGCCGCACTGTCGCCGCCTGGGCCGTCGCCAATCAATCGATCGGCGGCGCCGTTGCGGCCGTCGGCAAGCTCCGCATCGCGTTCGCCGCGCTGGCGGCGTTCCTGATCGGCTGGGAGATCGGCACGTGGTTGAGCGAGAAGTTCGCCGTCGTGCGGCAGGCTGGTGTGGCGATGGTGGCCGTGCTGGAGAGCCAGATCGAGCGCCTGCGCTACGCCTGGGAGGCGTTCGCCGCGGTTTTCACCGACGACACGATCGCCGCGGCCACGGCGCGCCACGAAGCGCGGCTCGCCGAGATGCGGCGCATCCTCGGCGAGATGTGGGCCGACGCCGAACGTCAGCGCGACGGCACGCAGGCCGCGATGGACCAAGCCGCGGCGGCGGCCGAGGAGATCGCCAAGCGCCTCACGGCCGTGCGCCAGGGCACGCAGGAAGCGATCGGTCGCGCGGCCGAGAGCGTGACCGCGGCGCTCGGCCAACTCGACGGCCAGATCGCGAAGGTCGAAGCGCGCGCCAATCAGGCGCACCAGACGATCGAGCAGACGCTGGGCCAACTCGCGACGAGCTACGCAGGCCTCGGCGACATCGCCCAGGCGGCGTTGACGCGAGCGCTCGCCGCCGAAGAGGAACGCCACGCGAAGCTCCTCGCGAACCTGCAAGCGGTCGGCGTCGCGGAACGCCAGCGCATCGTCGAGAGCGCGGAGCTGCTCGCCGAAACCTTGAAGCGGCAAACCGCGCTGCGCGCGGAAGCCGCCGCCGAGACGCTGCGCCTGATCGACGAGGAAGCCGCGGCGCGCCGCGCCGCCGCGGGCGACAGCGCCGCGGCGCTCGCCCGGGTCGAGACCGAGACGCTGGCGCTGAAGCGCCGGACGTTGGCGGAAGCGCTGGCCGACTACCAGCACCACGTCGATGCGCTGAACGCCGAGGCGCAGCGCCACCTCGACGCGGTGCGCCGCATCGAGGACGAGAAACGCGCGCTGACGCAGTCGACCGAAGAGCGCGTCCGCGAGCTGTACCGCTCCACGCTCACGGCGGTCGAGCAGTATCAGGACCGGCAGCGCGAAATCGTCGAGCTGCAGACCAAGGCGCGCCAAGCGCTCGCGCGCGGTGAGTTCGAAGACGCGAAGCGCTACGCCAAGGAAGCGGCCGACCTCGCCGCCCAGAGCGCGCAGGCCGTGCGCGAGGGCGACAAGGAGATCGTCAGCCAGAAGCAGGCGGTCAAGCGGGCGATCGACTCGATCCACGCGTCCGAAAAACTCACGCTCGAAGCGCTCGACCAGGAAGCCGCCGCGCACCGCAACGCGGCGGAGGAAGCGACTCAGGGCCGCCAGCGTGTGCTCGGCACCCTGCGCGAGACGCAACGCGAGATCGACGCGATCACCGCGAAGCTGCAGGACGAGTTGACGCTGTCGATCCGTGCCGACACGCAATCGCTTGACGAGGCGCTCGCCGCACTCGACGCCGCGATCACCGAGAAGGAACGGCTGCTGCCGATCAAGGCCGACCTCGAAGCCGCGCAGCGGGAGCTTAAGGACTTCGAGGAACGGCTCAAGGCCGGGCAGACGCTGCCGGTCAACGCGAACACCGACAAGGCGGAGGCCGCGCTCGCGAAGCTCGCCGCCTACGCGAAGGAAACGAGCGCGGTCGAGCTCAGACTCGCCACCGACAAGGCGCAGGCCGCGATCGGCAACGTCGAGCGCCAGATCGCTGCGTTGTCGGACTTGCAAACGCAGAGCAAGCATCTCGTCGAAACGAACGCCGCCGCGGCTCGCGCGGAGATCGAGGGCTTGAATGGCGCGAACACGTCGAGCACGCACACGATCTACGTGCAGCGCGTCGAGACCAACGCCGCCGGCGGCTTGGTCGGCATCGCGCGCTTTGCACGCGGTGGCCTCGTGGGCGCGCGCTTCGCCCCGATGGCCGAAGGGCGCGTGCCCGGCACCGGCGACGGCGACACCGTGCCGCGCGCGCTGCCCGCCGGTGCCTTCGTGCTGCGCAAGGCCGCCGTGCGCCACTACGGCGAAGCCCTGATCGCGCGCCTTGCAAGAGCGGTGCAGCGCTTTGCCCGCGGCGGGCCGGTGGCGCCCAAGCGGCCGCCGCGCGAGTACGCCAAGCAGAACCGCGAAATCGCCGAGGCGCTGCAGCTGGTCGACCTTGGCCTCAAGGGCATGGCGATCTACACCCGCGAGACCGTGCGCACGCACCTGCCCGGCACGACGAGTCCGAGCTTCGTCCAGAAGACGATGAGCTACTTCGGCGAGCACGCCGGCCAGGACCGCGAGTTCCTGCGGCCCTTGCTGTTCCAGCGCGAACTCGACCCGATGCAGCAGATGCGGCTCAAGGTGATCCTGCAGCGCTGGCAGCAGGCGGCGTCGCAGCCGCTCATCTACGGGAAGAACCTGTGGGCCGAGTTCCAGGACTGGAAGGAGCGCCAGGACCCAGCGCTGTACTTCGCAGGCGGCGGGCGTGCGCGCGGAGCCGCGGCCAGCGACACCGTGCCCGCGCTGCTGACGCCCGGCGAGTTCGTTGTGCGCCGCGACGTCGTCAGCCGCCTCGGCGCCGGGTTCTTCGCCGCGCTGAACGCGATGCGCCTGCCCAAGGATGCCCTGGCGCAGCGCGTGCGAGGCTTCGCCCGCGGTGGCCTGGTCGCGCCGCTGACGCGCCTCGCGGTTGGCGCGACGGCGCTCGCGGGCACCGACCTGCTGCGCACGGTGATGGAGCCGCTGGCGGCAATGCTGCGGCCCGCTCCGCTGCCGTCCGAGGCGGCGGGCGCAGCGCCGATGCGCACGGTGCGTGTTGAGCTGGCCGCGGGACACGAGCGCGTGAGCACCACGATCGACGCGCGCGACGAGACGCGGCTGCTCGACCTGCTCAAGCGTGCGCAGGCGAGGGCCATCTAGACAGGACGTTGGTCAGTTACCGGACCGGCGCGACGACAGGCTGCCGCACACACATGCAGGCGACTCGAATCACGCCCGACGCCGGACTCCTCGCGAAGACCACTTCGCAGCGGAATCCGGGCTTGTCGCACCTGCCATCGCAAAAGAACCTGATCCTCTTCGCTTGGATGGAGAGGCCAAGCCGACAGCGCGGCGCGGGAGGCGGCTCTATCGGCGGCAGGTCAGGACCGTCGTCGTCGTCCGGTTCGCCCACGTAGTGACACTCGCAGGTGATGACGGGACCCAGAGGCGTCCATCGGAATCGGGGAATGCAAACGATGCTTGCATCGTCCGATGGGCATGGGTGGACCACGGAACCACCGTCGGGCGGGAACGGAGTCAGCGACACGCCGCCGAGCCCCGGAGGGAGCCTCTTGAGCCCCCTCACACCGTCGAGCAGGCTCTCGCGCTCTTTCGCCGATACGTACAGGAGTTCGCGCTTTCCCAGACGCTTTCGCTCGAAGAACTCGCGAAGGCCGATCAGCACAGGAGGTTTGGACGACATGACCATCTCCTTGAGTTAGTCGACGTCGCGTGCCCAGCGTAGTGCTTGCCGAAGCCTGCCGCATCCTCCAAACGGGTTATGTGCATGTACGAGCGGAACAGCCCCCATGCGACTCTTCGACACTGAGTCCGGCCAGTCTATCGAGCTACCGGACGATCTGCTCTGGGTCGACGAGCACGCGTGGACGGCCGCAACCGCCAATATCGAGTACCTGCTGACAGGCGCGTTGTTGATCGAGTCGGCCGCACGCCAGGCCGGGCGACCGATTACGTTGGTCGGTGCACCGGACATGGCATGGGTGCAGCGGTCGACCGTCAACCATCTGCACGAATGGGCGCAATCGCCTGACCGCACGCTACGGCTGGAGTTAACAGATGGGCGCGCGTTCGTCGTGCGTTTCCGTCACGCAGATGGCGCCATCGAAGCCGAGCCGGTGCTCGGCTTCCCGACGTCTCATCCCGACACGTGGTACCGCGTCACGTTGCGCTTGCTGGAAGCCGATCCCGCGGGCTGACTATCCGCCCCTTGGCTTCTGCGTCAGCACACTTCCCGAGACGGACTTCGTGCCCCGGCTGGTTCGGCCATCATCCAGCGCCTTCGCGGCCTTCGTCGCCACGCGAGGCGACGTCGCCTTGCCGGTGCCTGCCTGAGAGAGCGCGCTGCCCGCGATGGATTTCGCGGTCTTGCTGCTTGACGGACTACGCAGGATGCCCGACGCCTTCGAAGCGACGCGGCCGGACGTCTTCTCGTTCCTTGCCATGGCTCCTCCCATGTGAGTCGTTGGGTTCATGACCCCCCGACAGAGCCAGACGGCCAATCGAATGGACCCGTCGCGAGGTTGTACGCGCCCGCGACGACGCCTCGCCGCGATTCGCCCACGCAATTCTACCCAACGCCATGCCAATCCTCTCTGGCGACATCCAGCTGCTCGCCGCCGAGCGACTCCTCGACACGCCCGACGGCGGCGGCCGCATGACCGGCCGCGTCATCGCCGACGGCCAGTCGAACAACCTCTTTCCCGACATCTCCGAACTCGACCGCACCTACGGCCGCGTCAGCCTGCGCAAATGCTACCCCGCGGTGCTGACGGACTCGACCGACAGCTACTACGGCGCACACGCGATTGTCGCCGACGCACCGGACGATCCGCGCGTGGCGGTGACGCTCTTCACCACGCGCTCGTGGACCGACCGGCGCGAAGCGGCGCGCGACCGTATCGAGCGCTACCTCGCGCGCGGGCCGCGCTGGCCCGGGCAGATCCTGGAGCGCCAGCTCGCCGGCCAGCGCGCGATCGTGCTGCTGCTTAAAGTCGGCGACGCGCTGCCGCGCGTGGGCCAGGCGCTGGTCCTGACGCAGGACGAGGGCAAGCCGACGGAGCGCGAGCAGTACGTGCGCGTCACGCGCGTGAGCACGGTCGAGCGCGAGTTCGTCGTGACCGACGGCGGCGGCGTGGTGCGCTTTCGTGGCGTGGTCGCCACCTGCGAGATCTCCGACCCGCTGCGTTACGACTTCGAGGGTCCGGCGCCATCGATCCGCGACGACGTCGCCGCCAAGGCCGTCGCGCGCGACACGGTGGTGGCTAACGCCGCCGTGTACTACGGCATCCAGCCGCTCGCCGCCCCGGCGCGCCTGGGGGACGTGCGCGTGCAGGTCGAGAGCGTGTTCGGCCAGCTTGTGCCGTCGGCGCAGTCCGAGACCCCGCTGGTCGATCTCACCGCCGCGGGCCAACTGGTGCCGCTGGTCGAGGCGACCGGCAGCGCGGCCACGTTCACGACGTCCGCCACGATCGGGCCCAACCTGTCCCTGCACCTTGGCAACGCCTGCGTGCCGGGCACGCTTCGGATTGTCGTCGGCGGCACGGAGATCACGGACCTCGGCGGTCAGTTGCTGGTCGCGGGCACTCCGATCGGCGCGATCGACTACGCGCGCGGCGTGCTGACCTTCGCGGCCACCAGCCCGGTCTACGGCGGCACCAAGACCGCGTCGTTCAGGCCGGCCGCCGCTCCGTTGCGCGTGGCCGATACCGCGGCCATCGCGGTCACGCCCGAGAACCGCGGCTACGCCTGGACGATCACGCTGGTCCCGCCGCCGCGGCCGGGTGCACTGCTCGTGTCCTATATGGCGCAGGGCAAGTGGTACGACCTGCGCGACTCGGGCGGCGGCGCGCTCAAAGGGGCCGACAGCGCGTTTGGCGCGGGCACGGTCGACTACGCGAGCGGCAGCGTCGTGCTCACGACCGGAGCGCTCCCCGATGCCGGCAGCGAGATCCTGTTCGCCTGGGGCACGGCGGCGAGCTACTTCGACCGCACGACGGCACCGGTGCCCGCGCCGTCGGTCCGCTACACGACGCAGAACCCGGGCATCGCGCCCGGCACGCTCGTGATCGCGTGGACCGACGGCACGGCCGCGCGCGAGGCCCGCGACGACGGCCGCGGCGCGCTGACCGGCGACGCCACCGGCACCGTGCGCTACGCGCAAGGCGAGATCGCGTTCACGCCCGCGCGCCTGCCGGCGGGCGGCGCGACGTACGAGTTTCGCTACCAGCACGGCCCCCCGCAGACCGCCGAGTTCCCGCACCCGCTGCGCAGCGGCGACGGCACGATCACCGTCAACCTGCCGCACACGGACCTGCGTCCGGGCTCGATCGAACTCGAGTGGAACCTGCTGGTCCAGGACTACGACGCGATCTCGACCACGCCGGCCGAGCTGCAGATCATTCGCCCGGTCGACCCGCTCAAGATCGCCCGCGACGTCCCGGGCACCGGCAGCACCGGCACCTTCGGCCAGGGCGTGACCGGCACGGTCGACTACGCCGCGGGCTCGATCACGTTCCGGCCCGACGTCACGGTCAGCATCCCGATCCCGCGCTATCGCGTCGAGCGCATCGGCTTCACGCATGACGGCACCGCCTGGCGCCCGGTCTACCGCAACACGTTCACCCACTGGGAGTACATCCCGGCCGGCGCCTCGATGCCGATCGACGAGACCGGCTTCGTCAAGGTGCGCTACCGCGCGCAGGACTCGCCCTCGGCGGCGGTGGAGACGCTGACGCCGACCCTCCTCGCGGTCGACGTCACGGACCGCTACGCCGAACGCATCGTGCCCGGCAGCGTGCGCTTCAGCTTGGGCGGCAAGACCTACGTCGATCGCCTGGGCACGCTGGTCACCGACCTCGACGCCGCAACCGGCGCCGCGATGCTGGCGGGCCGCATCGACTACGCCAGCGGCGCGGCCGGGATCACGGTCTGGCAGCCCGGCGCCGCGAACACGCTGCGCCTCGACGCGCTGGTGACGGAACTCGCGGGCCAGCCGGTGGACGAGGCCACATTCCGTATTCCGGCGGCTCCGGTTCGTCCGGCCAGCGTGCAGATCCGCGCCGTGCCGCTGACCGGCGGCAGCGTGTCGGCCACGGCCAGTGCCGACGGCTCGATCGCCACGCCCGCGATGACGGGACGGGTCGACTACCAGACCGGCGTCGTGCGCGTGCGCTTCGGGCGCTGGGTGCAGGCGGCCGGCAACGAGGACGAGCCCTGGTACGACCCCGAGGCGGTCGCCGACGGCCGCATCTTCAAGCCGCTGCCGGTGTTCGCCGACACGATCCGCTTCAACGCGGTCGCCTTCACCTACCTGCCACTCTCGGCCGACGTGCTGGGCCTCGATCCGGTGCGCCTGCCGGCCGATGGCCGCGTGCCGGTGTTCCGTCCGGGCGACGTGGCGGTCGTGCACCACACGCAGCGAACGCCGTTCCCGACCCCGGTGGCGGCGGGCGCGCTGCTGGACGTGGGCCGCGTGCGGCTCTCGGCGCTGCGCGTGCTCGACGCCGACGGCCGCGCGCTGCCGGCCGCCCGCTACACCGCCGACCTCGATGCCGGCACGGTGCGGCTCGCCGACCCGCTCGATCTCACGGGCTACCGGGAGCCGCTCGCGGCCGAGCACCGCATCGAAGACATGGGGCTCGTCGCCGACACCCAGATCAACGGCGTGCTGACGCTCACCCGGCCGCTGACCCACGACTTCCCGGCCGGCGAGAGCCGCGTGTCCTCGGCGCTCGTGATCGGCGACCTGCAAGCCCGCGCCCACACGCTGTTCGCGCAGCAGACCTGGACCGGCGAGTGGGCCGACAACCGCATCGGCGCGGGCACCACCGCTCAGTACAACGCGACCGTCTATCCGCTCGCCGTCACCAACCGCGGCGCGATCGAGGAGCGCTGGGCGCTCATCTTCACCAACACCACCGAGTTCCGCGTCGTCGGCGAGTCGGTCGGCCAGATCGCGGTCGGCAACACGGCGACCGACTTGGCACCGATCAACCCCGAGACCGGCGCGCCGTACTTCCGCCTGCGCGGTCCGGGCTGGGGCGCGGGCTGGGCAGCCGGCAACGTGCTGCGTTTCAACACCGCCGCGGCCAACTTTCCGCTGTGGGTCGCGCGCACCGTGCTCCAGGGCCCGGCCACGCAAGCGGCGGACAGCTTCCAGCTGCAGATTCGAGGCGACATCGACCGATGAGCTATCCCGTCAAGTACTACCGCTCCAACCAGACCGGCGCGCCGGTGCTGTCCGGCACCAAGGGCGCGATGACCGCCGTGCTCGATGCCTGCCTCGTGACCGGCTTCGCGCTCAAGGGCATCACCAGCATCGCCTGGGCCGACGGCACCGCGACCGTGACGGTCGACGGCGGCCACGGCTACGAGGACGACGACATCCTGCTGATCGAGGGCGCCGAGCCCGCTGCGTTCAACGGCGAGCAGCGCATCCGCATCGTGTCGCCTGCGTCCTTCACGTACGCGTTGCCCGATCCGGGCGTTGCCGCGGCGCAGGGCGCGATGTCGGTCAAGATCGCGCCGCTCGGCTGGGAGCGCGTGCTGGAGCGGGCCAACGTCGCGGTGTACCGCAGCCGGCGGCCGGAGAGCACACGCTACCTCCTGCGCGTCAACCACGATGCCGATGCGCGCCACGTACGCGTGCGCGGCTACCTCGCGATGTCCACTGTCGACACCGGCACCGAGCCGTTCCCGACGACCGGATACGCGGAGGCGGGCCTCCTGTGGGGCGCGTCCGATCAAGTCAGCACCGCGGCGCGGTCCTGGTCGCTGATCGGCGACGATCGCCTGTTCTACTTCCTGCCGCGCCAGAACCCCAGCTACGGCCACTCGCTCTACGGCTTTGGCGACATCACGCCGTACAAGCCCGGTGACGCGCACGGCTGCATCCTGATGGGCCAGGAGAACAACGACACGAGCTACCCGGACTCCGGTCTCGAATCGCGCAACCTGCGCAACGGCGCGGGCCGCTTCATCGCCAAGCGCCACTTCCAGGTCGGCGGCTCGGTGCGGTTCACCATGGCGGGTTCGATCGTGAGCCCGTACTTCGGCCGCGGCCAGGTATTCCCGTCGCCGATCGACAACGCCGTGCACCTCTATCGCGTCGAGGTCCAGGACGATCAGATGCGCGGGCAACTGCCCGGGCTGCTCCAGTGCATCGAGGAGTGGCCCTTCCACCACCGCTTCGTGCTGAAGGACGTGCCGGGCCTCGGCCCGGAACTGCGCGATGTGCTGTTCCATGACATCCAGGACGGGCGCGCGAGCTTCGACCTGACGGGCCCCTGGCGCTCAGGCGATGGCTGAGTACGACGGCATCCTGGCGCGCGTTGCCGACCCGCCGATCCGCGTTGCGCTCGCCGGCGCGCCGCCGGCCGGCGCGCCACCGGTCGCGCGCGTCACGCCGGGCGGCCTTCGCCGCGTGCTGTCGCCGCTCGTCGCCCAAGCGCTGGCCGCGCGCATGGCGCAGGCTGCGGTCGCGTGGGATGTGTACGACGGCGGCCATCACCGCATCCACGGCACGGTCACGGTCGAGCGCACGCCCGCGCGGCGGCGCGTGCGGCTCTTCGACGCCCGCACCGGCCGCCTGCTGCGCGCGGTGTGGAGCGCCGCGGATGGGCGCTATGCGTTCGACTTCCTCGCGGCGGGTCGCGACTACGTCGTGATCGCGCACGACCACGAGCGCCAGTTCAACGCCGTGGTCGCCGACGCCGTGCAGCCGGAGCCGATGCCGTGATCGCGCTGGCGCTCGCGGTGCGCCATGCACGGCTCGCCGCCGTCGCCGCCGCACTCGACGCCGCGGAGGCGGGCGGACGGCTGCGTGTCTACGCCGCGCCGCGCCCGGTGGTGCCCTGTGCCGACACCGACGCGACGCTGCTGGTCGAGGCGCGGCTGCCGCGGCCGTGCTGGACCGGGATCGCCAATGGCGTGCTGCGCTTCGATGCTCCGCCCGACACGCTGGCGCTGCGCTCCGGCACGCCCGCGTGGGCGCGACTCGCCGACGGCGAGGGCCGGTTCGTCGCCGACCTCGACGCAGGTCCGCCGGGCTCGGGCGCGGAGTTGGAGATCGACCCGCCGCTGCTCCATGCCGGTGGGACGGTGCACTTCGCGCTGGCCGAACTCACCGAGCCGTGAACCTCATGCATGGCGACCGATCTCGACTTCCGCGGCGCCTCGCCGCCCACGAGCGCTCGCGTCGATCTCGACTTCGGGTCAGCCGGCGACACGCCGCCGGCCAGCGCCGTCGCGATCCTGCGCGGTGTGCTCGGTGGACCGCGGCTTGCGATCTCGGCGCACTACCGCGCCAACGTGAGCCGGCCGCTGACCGGCGTCGACCGCATCGGCTGGCAGCGCGCGGCACTTGAGGCCGCCGCCGTAGCCACGGGCTGGGGCGGCACCGAGGCGCTGCGCGCGGCGCCGCGCACGTCCTGGCAGCGCGCGGTCGGCGGCGCAGTCGCCTTGGTGGCTCCGATGGCCCATCTGCCGCCGCTTCGCTTCGCCGCGGCGGCGGTCTGGCAGGACGGCGCGCGCCGCGCGGGCCTTGTCCGCGATCACTTCCGCGATCTCTTCGCCCTGCGCGCCGCACCGACCGCGCGCTGGGTCATCGCTGCGCCGAGCGGTGCGCGCAGCCGTAGCGACTGGTCGGTGTCGCTGCCCCTGCCACGCCAGGCGGCGATGCGCTGGGCCGAGGCCGAGGCCGCAAGCCCGTTGCGCCCGTTCGCCTGGCAGGCCGCGCGCTGGCGCACCGAGGCGCGAACGCTGCCGTGGCAGGACGGTCACCTACCGCCGGCCGGCGTCTCGCCGCGTCCGTCCGATCCGCCACCGCCCGTCATCGAACCGCGGCGGCCGCCGATCGCGCTCGACCTGCGTTGCCCGCCGCGCGGCGACTGGCCGCCGTCGCTCGCGCTCAGCTTCAGCGCGCGGCCGTGCCCCGGCCGGGCGCCGCACGTGCCCGTCCTCAGGGCCTACTTCGTGAGCAATGACATCTCCATCGTGCGCCTGCCGGGGCGCGAGCCGGTGCCGGCCACGCGCGTGCAACTTTCGATCGACGCCGACGCCTGGGCCTGGGACGTGAGCGCCAGCGTGCCGTATGCGGCGCTGCCGCTGATCGAGCCCACGGTTGCCGGGCCGGTCGAACTCGAGATCGCGATCAACGGCCTCACCTGGATCGTGCTGGTCGAGGACTTCGATCTGCATCGCGAGTTCGGCGCGAGCCGGGTGACGATCCGCGGGCGCTCGCGCGCGGCGTGGCTGGCGGAGCCCTACGCGCCCGCTCGGAGCTTCGCGGCCACTGAGCCGGCTACGGCGCGGCAACTGGCCGAGCAGGAACTCACTCGCGCCGATCTCGCGACCGGCTTCGCGCTCGACTGGCAGCTGCCCGACTGGCTGGTCCCGGCCGGTGCCTGGAGCTACCAGGGCCTGACCCCGCTCGCGGCCGTCCTGCGCCTCGTCGGGAGCGTCGGCGGCACGCTGAACGCGCACCCGCGCGAGCTGCGCCTCGCGGCGCGGTCGCGCTACCCGGTGCTGCCGTGGCGCTGGGGCACGGCCACGCCCGACGTGACCCTGCCGCTCGACGCCGTGCGCGCGCTTGACCTGCGCTGGCAGGAGAAGCCCGCGTTCAACGCCGTCCACGTGGCCGGCGAGCGCCACGGTCTCGTCGCCCGCGTACTGCGTGGCGGCAGCGCGGGGGACCGCGTGGCGCCGATGGTCGTCGATCCGCTCATCACGCACGCCGACGCCGCGCGCGAGCGCGGCAGCCGCATCCTCGCCGACACCGGCCGCCAGGCGCGGGTGACACTGGAGTTGCCGATGCTGCCCTCGCTCGGCCTGCTGGAGCCCGGCCAACTGGTGGCGGTCGGGCAGGGCGGCGACGCGTGGCGCGGCCTCGTGCGCGCGAACCAGGTCGCGGCGCAGTGGACCGACACGCTGACGGTCCGCCAGACCGTCGAACTCGAACGCCACTACGGAGCCTGACCCATGCCGAACCTCTGGCGCCAGTTCCGCGACCTGCTGCCCGAGGCGCCTCTTCTCGTCGGCACCGTGGCCGCACGGCATACGGACGGCACCGCCACCGTCGAACTGCTCGACGGCGGCCTGCTGCGCGTGCGCGGCGGAGCTTCCGTTGGCGACCGCGTGTTCGTCCGCGACGGCCGCATCGAGGGCGAGGCACCGCCGTTGCCGCACCTCGACATCGAAGTCTGACACTTACCGCTTCACCCCCTCGAACCCGCCGCCCGGCGGGTTCTTCGTTTGGAGACCCCCATGAACGCACCCACCCTGCACGACGGCATGGTCGCCATGCCGATCGAGGAGTTCGAGCGCCTGCTCGAAGAAGCCGCCTCGCGCGGCGCCAAGCGCGCGCTCGCCGACGTTGGCCTCGACGGCGAGACCGCCGCCGCCGACGTCCGCGAACTGCGCGGGCTGCTCGACGCCTTCCACGCCGCCAAACGCACCGCCTGGCAGACGCTGGTCACGGTCCTGACCACGAGCTTCATCGCGGCGCTGCTGGCCGGCGCCGCGCTCAAGCTGAGGCTCTTCGGGGGGACGCCCTGATGCTGTCCCTGCTCGGATCGTTGCTCGGCTTCCTCGGCAGCGCGCTGCCGGAGTTCTTCAAGCTGTTTCGCGAGGCTCAGGACCGCAAGCACGAGCTGGCGATCCTGGATCGCCAGATGGAACTCCTGAAGCTTGGCCACAACCAGCGCCTGGAGGAGATCCAGGTTCAGGCCGACGTCGCCGAGACCCAGGCGCTCTACGGCTACGCCAACCGCCCGACCGGCGTACCGTGGGTCGAGGCGCTGCAGGCCTCCGTGCGCCCCGTCATCACCTACGCCTTCTTCGCCGTTTTCGCGACGGTCAAGGTCGCGATGCTGATCGGCTTCATGCAGGAGACCGGCATCGCGTTCGGCGCGGCGCTGCAGCTCGTCTGGGACGAGGAGACGCAGGCGCTCTTCGCCGCGGTGATGAGCTTCTGGTTCGGCGCCCGCGCGCTGCAGAAGATGCGGCAGGGGCGCTGAGATGCGGCACGTGACCGCGGAGGGTCTCGCGCTCATCCGCCGTTTCGAGGGCTTCTCGCCGGTCATCTACCGATGCCCGGCCGGCTACGACACGATCGGATACGGGCACGTCGTGCGCGAGTCCGAGCGGGCTCGCTTCGCGGACGGGATCGCGGAGGTCGAGGCCGAAGAACTGCTGCGAGCCGACGTGCGGGCCGCGGAAGCGGCGGTGCTTCGGCTGATCACGGTGCCGCTGACGGACGGCCAGTTCGACGCACTGGTGAGTTTCACCTTCAACCTCGGTGCCGCCGCGCTGCAGCGCTCGACGCTGCGGCGCAAGGTCAATCGTGAAGAGCACGCGGGCGTCCCAGCCGAACTACGGCGGTGGGTGTGGGCCGGCGGGCGGCGGCTGCCGGGGCTGGTGGCACGGCGGGCGGCGGAGGCCACGCGCTACGCATGGGGTGTGGCCGAACGAGCGCAGGCCGCGTGA